GATGAATTATTGTCAGATAAATATGCTAAATTACAAAACTGTTTATTCTTGGAAATATAGAAGCGTAGACGGAAAACAAATGCTAACTAAGGTAAAATAAAAATGTCGCTGAATTTTAACGTTGATCCATATTATGATGATTTTGACCCATCGAAAAATTACCATCGTATTTTGTTTAAACCTGGTTATGCGGTTCAAGCCAGAGAACTAACACAAGCTCAAAGCATTCTTCAAGACCAAGTCACCAAATTTGCTGACAACATTTTTAAACAAAACTCACCTGTAACTGGTGGACAAATTACAAGTAACTTAAACTGTTCTTATGTTAAGTTGCAACAAACCTATAACAGCGTAGCTGTAGATGTAACTCAATTCAATAATAAAATTATTCAAAATGCTTCCGGTACAGTTGTTGCTCAAGTATTAGCAACTGTTGCGGCCACAGGAACTGCGGCTTCTGATGATCCACCAACACTAATTCTTTCTTACAAAACCGGAACACATTTTGTTGAAAGTGATGTAATTTACGATTCCGGTTCAAATTTGGCGGCCGCAGCGGCCACCAATAGTGCAACCGGCGATAGTTCTATTGTTTCTATTGCACAAGGTGTATTCTACATTTCTAGTAACTATACTCGTTCTGATGGTATTGAAATTTCTAACGGAACATTTGTTCAGGTTGACCCACAAACTACTGTAGTTTCCAAGTATAGTAATACTCCATCAAGTCGTGTTGGTCTAAACATTACAGAATCAATTCAAACTTTTGTTGGGGATTCATCTTTGTTGGATCCAGCAATTGGTGCTTCAAACTATCAAGCTCCAGGTGCTGACCGTTACAAAATTTCTCTCAAGCTTGAAACTCGACCATTAACCTTGGGTGACGATGAAGGCTTCATTGAATTATTGCGTATTGATAATGGCCAAATTGTTAAAATTGTAGAAGGTTCTGTATACAATGTTATTGATGATTATTTTGCTAAACGTGATTATGAAACCAATGGTGACTATGTTGTTAATGACTTTAAATTAACACCAAAAGTAAATACAGCAGATACTTCAAACAACACATATTTAATGAGTGTTGGTAAAGGTATTGCTTATGTTCACGGTTATCGTTTAGAAAATCAATCTGATGTTGAATTAACATCAAATCGTGCCAGAACAACTGCTTCACAAAATAACAATCCAGTCTATATTGACTTTGGTTCTTATTTTTATGTTAACAACCTAAACGGTACATCAAACGGTTCATTCTTTGACACAACCACTTATGGTACAATCGATTTACATTGTGTATCTTCTAGTAACGTAGTTGTTGCTAACTCTGCACATTACAATTCTACATTGGTTGCAACTGCTAACGTAAGAGCCATTGTTTATGATAGTTCTACAAGTGACACTGCGGCCAATACATACAACTATAAAATGTATGTAACAAATTTACAAAATCAAGTTGTAAGTAATACTGCTGTATCTGCAACAGTTAATACAATTACTTTCCCAAGTTCATTCACCACAACAGCTAATGCTTATGCTGGTGTAGACATTTCTATTACTGGTGGTACTGATGCTGGTGATTTTAGAACAATTATATCTTACAATGGTCCAACAAGAACTGCTACTATTAATCAAAACTGGACAGTAACTCCAGATGCAACATCAACATTCTCTTTAAACTTTGATACTAAAGATATTGATTCTATCATTAATGTATCTAAAGCTTCATTCCCAGCGACCATTTATGGTGTTTCAACTATAAACACTCAAGGCCGTGTTGGTGGCATCACATCAGGAGATACACAGTTACAAAATCCAACTGTACCAGAATTAGTTTTTACAATTGGTAATCCATACGTTGCAACATTAACTGATACATCATACACAACACAACAGGTGCATAGAAGCGTTTCATTCACCACTAGTGGTTCCGGTGTTTCTGCAACAATAAATTACCAAGGTGATTATCTTGATGTTGTTCAGCATTTCGGTAGTGCTAGTGGTACTCTGTCTAACGACACAAAGAAACAAAACTTTATTATTGTTGTAACAGCCAAAGCCGCAGGTTGCACATTGAATGTTGGTGATGTGGTGCCTTGGACAACAGCAGGTAGGACAATTACTTTAGATGCAACCAAATCTGTGGCTACATTAAGTGCTACTGACGTTGGTGGTGCAACTGGTACATTTACTGCAACCATTTACGAAAAAGTGTTTGTTGCTAATGGTCAGAATACTGGCCACATTTTAAAGAACAAAACTTTAATTAGTGCCAATACGTCAGCAATTAACACAAGTAATACTGCCGTTGGTTCATTTACCTTTGTTGATAACAACACAACGACTTCAACTGGCCAAATTTATATTCGTAATGCTGGATTGGTAACTCCTGGACAGAAACAATCTCTATATCTTTCTGATGTTAAACGTATCGTTAAAATTATTGATACGGGTAATGCTAACACAGTACCTTCATTGGCTATGTTGACTGGTTCTACTTACGACATTACAAACAATTATAGTTTTGATAATGGCCAAAGAGATTCATATTATGACCACGCTTCTATCACATTGAAACCTGGTTACAGACAACCAATTGGTAATATTCTTGTAATGGTTGATTACTATCAACATTCCGGTGGTGACGGTTACTTTAGTGTTAACTCGTATACTAATGAAGCCTATCAACAAATTCCACAATTTATTAGCACACACGGAACAATATACTCATTAAGAGATTGTATTGACTTTAGGCCTGCTAGATTAAATGCTACAACAGTTTTTGATTACAGATATTCAAATTCATCTTCTAATAAAGGTATTTTCTTACCTGTTGACTTATCAACATTTACTGGTGATTATGCTTACTATTTGGGCAGAAAAGATAAACTCATTTTAAGTAAAGATAGAAGTTTCCAAATCGTTGAAGGTGCGCCTTCAATTAATCCATTGAGTCCCGCTGAGCCAGATGGTTCTTTAGTAGTAGCTAAGTTAACTCACGCTCCTTATACTGGTTATATTCCAACAGAAGCTCCTCCTGGATTTGTTTCGGATTTAAGTGTTGAGAAAGTTAAACACAAGCGTTATACCATGCAAGATATTGCTGGTCTTGAAAATCGTATCAACAATGTTGAATACTATACATCATTAAGTATGTTAGAACAGAAAGCACAGAATCTACAAATTTCTGATGCTTTTGGTTTAAACCGATTTAAAAATGGTATTTTGGTTGATGATTTTAGTTCTTATGCAACTGCTGATACAAACAATGATGATTATGCAGCAACTATTAATCGCCGTGAGAGAAGATTAACAGCTACTCAAAATGTTAAAAACTATCCATTAAAAGCATTAGCGACAGCATATAACTTAAATATGCCTTCCGCAGCAACATCTGCAGCATTAGGATATTCTATTAAATCTGATGGTTATGTAAGTTACTTTAGCTTACCTTACACAACCGCAAATGCTGTTACACAAAGAACTGCATCAAGAACTGTTAATGCAAATCCATTCTCATATGCTACAAGAGAAGGTACACTATCATTATCTCCAAACGTAGACAATTGGGTAGACACAAACTATTCTCCTGCTTTGTTGATTACTGATCCTAATTTGCAAATTTTCCGTGCTAACACACAAGCAATCAATGTATTATCTGCAGGTGACTGGAAAACAGTTAGTGGTACAACAACCACATCATCATCTGGTCCTGTTGAAGGACATGGCATCAACTGGTCTCCTTTTGGATTTGTTGGGTATCAAGCAACAACAACAGTTACCAATTTACAACAATCTAGGAGTGATATCCTTGGTCCTTATGATAAATTAAGTAATACATATGGCTTAGATAATAACTACATTACTGATATCAGTATTCTTCCGTATATCAGACCACAACAAGTTGTTGTTCGTGTTAACAATATGTTGTTTAATACTCCTGTTGGTGTTCGTTTCGACAATACTGACGTTTCCAATTATGTTCGTAAAACCAACGTAATTGAATTAACCAATGTATCAGGATCATTTGCTGATGACCAGGTTATTGGTTATTTTTCTTCCGGTTCTTTCTTTGGTACTGCAAGAGTAGTTGGAATCTATAACTATCCAAACACATCAAATACAAGATTGTATGTTGCTGCTGATGGACAATCTACCAAATATAGCTCTACCAGTGCTACATCAGGAACAATTCAAAATGCTTTCTTTAATGCTAGTGGTACATATCAATCAACAACAGCAAGCGGAACAATTGTAAGTTCAGAACACGTTGGTGGCCGTGTTAACAATGCTATTTCAACCGCAAGAGTTCAACTATCACCTCTAGCATCTCCTACTGATAACTATTACACAGGTAATACAATCTACATTAATTCTGGAACAGGTGCAGGACAATCTGCTGTCATTAGTGCTTACAACGGAACAACTAAAACTGCTAATTTGGCCACAAGTATTACTAGTGCCAACGGTGATGTATATTCTATTGGAACATTTACGACTAATAGAACCGGTTCTTTCTACGGAATCTTTAATATTCCTGCAAATCAGTTCCATACTGGTGAAAGAGTATTACGAGTAGACAATGGAGTAAACGGTAATTTAGATTCAGCTACATCGTATGCTCAAGGTACATACTATGCTCAAGGACTTCAGACAACACAACAGACTGTTGACTTTGGTGCTTCGCCAGCTGGTGCAAAAGGTACATTTACAGCAACTCAATATGCCAATACAAATTCAATCGTAACAACGTATAGTCCTTGGGATCCAGTTGCACAAACATTCATTGTATCTAAAGACAATTATCCAAATGGTTTTTTCTTAAATTCTGTCAAATTGTTCTTTAGAACCAAACCAACCACAGATAATTCACCTGTTACAGTTTCTATTGTTGGTACACAAAATGGTTATCCAAATGGAGAAACATTAGACCATTCTATTGTTACTTTAAATCCAAGTGATGTTAAGTTATCCGCAGCACCACATTACTTAACAGCAAGCACATTTACTGAATTTACATTCAATGCACCAATTTATATTCAACCTGGTGTGTTATATGCTTTCATTGTAAAATCAAATAGTAGTGAATACACATTATGGACAGCAGCAAATGGTGACACAGCAGTACCTTCATCCGTTAAGAATTTACCAACCGATCCAACTCCATCTACTGTAACTAAAATTGGTGGTGCTCCTTATGTTGGTGCTTTGTTCTTATCACAAAACGCACAGACATGGACTGCCGACCAAAATCAATCATTAATGTTTGTAATGGATCGTTGTGTGTTTAATACATCAGTAACTCCAGTAATTCAATATGTTGTTCCTAAGAAATTACCACAAAGAGCATTGATTGACCAATCTTTGGATTATTTCTTAAATGCTAACAATGTATCTTCTGCAATCGATTCAGTTTCAAATGCTGACGTATTGGTAGATGCATTTAACATCACCACTACCGACTTTACACCAACTACCACCAGCATCAACTACTCTTACAATGCTACGTTATCATCGAGTGGATTACCTGCTGGTACAGTAAATATTACTCCAGGTAAATTTGGTACCGCTACGGCTGATGACATCTACCTGAATGATGGCAAAGGTGAACGAGTATTGTTGGCTAATACAACACAATCATTCTCATTATATACAACATTAACATCGAATGATGATTCAGTAAGTCCTATTATTTCTGATGCTGGATTATCCACATATGCAATTACATGGAATATTGATAACTGCTCATTATCAAATAGTTTGATTACATTGACAAGTGGTGGTTCTGGTTACAATGTTAACACAACAACAGTAACAGTATCTTCACCAACGGGTGATTCTGGTTCCGTTGCTCAAGCTGCTGCTAACATTGCTAATGGTGTAATTCAATCTGTCTACTTTACAAATAGTGGTTCTGGTTATATTACAACACCTACAATTACTATTACTGATGCTAACTCTGCTCCAGGTACTGGCGCAACAGTTATTATTTCTGGTGAAACATCTAAGTCTGGTGGTCCTGCTAAGGCAAAATATGTAACTAAGAAAGTTGTGTTGGATGCTTCTTTAGATTCTGGCGACTTAGTTGTATACTTAACTGCTTATAGGCCAGTTAATACAAACATTATGGTATACTACAAGATTTTAAGTAGAAATGATACCCAAGCGTTTAATGATGGTTCGTGGCAATTAATGACAATGACTAATAGTAGTCAGTCAACTTTCTCACAAACGAGAGGTGATTTGTATGAATTTACATATGCTCCTGGCATCAATAATACTGCCAATGGATATGTAACATACACAAGCACAAACGGACAGAAATATACATCTTTCAGTCAGTTTGCTATCAAGATTGTAATGACGACAACAGATAAAACTGCTGTTCCATTTATATCTGATATGAGAGCGCTTGCTCTTCCTTCTAACGTAAATACAACGGTCTAAAAAATGAGTTTAATTCCTATTCCTGGCACAACAATGGTTCGTGATACAAATTCAATGGCTCTAATTAATAGAGATTTGAGTGGATTACAAGAATATCAAAATAAACGTAATTTTTTAGCATCTCAAAGACAAGAAATAAATAGAATGAAAACAGATATTGCTGATGTTAAAGATGATATCAAAGAAATCAAACTGTTGATATTGCAACTCATAGGTAAAAATTAAAAATGGCTAATAATTTTCCATATGTTTATAAATTAACACATAAAATCACTGGAAAATTTTATTTTGGTTCTCGCTGGGCCAATTCGGTATATTCAGAATTAGATTTAGGTGGTACATATTTTTCAAGTTCTAAAGACATAAAACCAGTATTTGAAGAATTTAATTATATGGTTCTTGCAGATTTTTATACTAAAGAAGATGCTTTTATTTTTGAACAAAATTTAATTAAAGAAAATTGGAACAATCCAATGTTAATTAATAAAGGTTGTTTTGGTATAAATGGAAAAATGATACATAATGTAACAAGTTATAATAAAACCAAGGAACATAGAAAGAATATGTCTTTGGCTAAAAAAGGAAAAATACCTAAGCATTCATTGATTACAATGAAAACTTGGCAATTAATTGATCCTGAGGGTAGAAATTTTGAAACAAGTAATTTATCAAAATTTTGCAGAAAATACAATTTAAATCAAGGTTCTATGTCGGCAATAGCACAAGGTAAACAAAAAACCTACAAGGGATGGAAATGTTACACAGATTAATAATAAGGGGTAAATATCTTGGCTAATACCGTATCAATTTTAAGTTATGCTAACACCTTTGGTGATTGGGTTGTAACAACCAACTCTTTGGTTAGAGAAAATAACGATTTCGCTGCTAACAACTATATCAAACCATCAGGAACATTATATCTAAATGCTCCCATTTTAGGTTTACAGGTTGCTAACAACGCCGTTATTGCCGGTGGTTTACAA